AAAGGTTCTTGCAATCATTCCACAGTACCAATTATAGACCCTATTTTGAGAAAAAGGTGCCACTTGCTAAATTTCTTGAAGATTTTTTGCAAGCCGGATTAAAAATCGCTTTCGGCAGCGTTTCATTGTCCGCAAGGACATTTCCAACCAGATGTATTGCATCTGTGTCCCCTCAAAAAGGTTGCGTTTGATCAGTTCTTTTTCGCGATCCCCTTCACACTCCATCCACGCCTGCTCCACCGCCTTAATCTTCCTGTCATTTTCTCGTTGCCTCTGAAGGATCTTCTCAACCTTCCGTCCGGTGGGGTCTCCGACACTGCTTCCTCTGGGCTGGCCGTCTGGCGCATGCGTTTCGTGGATGATCTCCTCTTCAATCTCCCGTTGCCGCTGCAGCATACGGTAGTATCCTTTTGCTGTGGCAACGCAGCGGGAATAGACGTCCGGGTCAAGCTTTATGCTCTCGGTATCCTTGACGGTCATTTCGATCCATTCTCCTCAAATCTTTTTGGACTCACACAACGATCAAACGTACACACCTGTCCATCCAGCAGCCAAGGGCACTTCTCATCAGGACATTGTATCTTATTGTTGTCTGGTGGCTTTGGCGGTTTAAGGCTGAGCAGACGTTGGACGGCGCGGAGCTTGTCGTAGTCAATGTCAGAC